TTTTCCTCTTTAAAATCAAGCCTGTGGAGTATTGTTACCTTTTTCATTAGTATTTTTTTGATTCGCATTCTTTTATCAAAGTCCTATACTGGTGTTGTAACCTTTGAAGTGATGGTTATAACTTTATTTTTTGTTTTTTTCTCATTTGTTTATTTATACCTATCCTTAAAAGAAGTTAAGGAGGAGAAAGAACGATTACTCAATAAATATGACACTATCCATGATAGATATAAAGATTTACTGAATGAAGATGATCTTAACAATATCATTAATACTACGACATTAAAAAAGAATGACAGTGAATATATCGATAAACGAAAATGTTCATATAGAAATATATGGATCTTCTTTAACCTGTGTATTGTTCTAATCGTTTTACTGTTGTTTTTTTACATGAATCCTGATGTTTCTATTCATGAAATGATTGTTCGGCTACGACAATTTTTCAGTTTCTCAGAAGATTAAATTGTTTTGCTCACTAGATAATCTTGAACAACAATGAATAACTTTTTATGTGTGACTAAAATAAATCTAGCCCAGAACAGCTATGGGCTAGCCAGCTCGGCACACCTGCACAAAATCCCACCCCTTTTGTGTGCGGGCGAGGCGGGGGAGCAAGCGCGCGCAAAGGGGTAAAGATGGGCCGCGCTGGCTATGATGTGATTAGCTCGTGAGTGGCGTTATTTGCGATTATTCAGGCTGTACAGCCTAGATCAGATAAAAAATAAATTCGGGTATGTGAAATAGGTAGAACGGCGCTAAGGCCGTTCTATTAGCTTTGAAAGAGGGAACATCGGTTAATGTGAATTGAATGGTTTATTTATAATTCGGTTCTTTGTTCTTCGCCTGTGTCAAAAAATCCAGCAATGCATATTGTTTAAAGCGGATCACCTCAACGCCTAGCATGTCGTTAATTGATTTCATGCTTTCCATCAGTGGTAATAACTCATTGAACCAAAACACCATTGCGGCCTTTTCGATATCGCCAAGGCTACCGGAGCCTTGCGGGATGATCCCCATCAGTTGTGGTGGTATCCGGTGCATAGCCAACAAATCATCGCGGGTGGTGTCCTTGATACCGACAAACTCATCTTTGGCACTGATTTGTGAGAATGGCAGTATTTGAATCCCATCCTTGCCACCATTGGCAGCATAGACAAAGATATTCTTAAATGCCTTACCTTTGCGGGCTTCGGTGAGTGATTTCTTTAATGACTCAACAGCCTTGTCGTCAGCCAATGCCGCGGAAAGATACACCATCACACCGGCGTGACTGCCATTTTCATAATAGTTGGTCCGAAATAGGGTGGCTGAATGATTCAAGTTAGCGGAAATAAGTCCCGCCAAATAATCGGGAGTGCCATATATCTCTTGGTGAATACACGGATTTTTCAAATGAATCACGCTATTTTTGCGGAACTCGTAGGCATCTTGGTAATTCTTCACTTGCCAGTATTGCCCCTCATTCACACCGGCGCGGGTATACTTAGCCAAGGAGGGTTTAAGCGTTAACATATCGCCGAGCCGGTTAATGCGCTTTTCAAGGTAACCATTACCAAAAACCACAAAATCCTGCGCTAAGGTGGTGAAATCAGGGCGTGATAAATACGGCGTTGGTTCAAAACAACTGGTGATCACATTACGTTTAAACACTAACGGTGATTGATGGTAAGCGGCTGACGAGGTAAACGAGCGTGCAATACCAGTAAAATCAATCGGGGTTTCATACCAGCGGCCATTGTGATTGCACTCCATGCAGTCCAGCAAATCACCGCCGCCAGAGACAATGGATGGCGGGTCAAACGTAAATGAGCAAAATTCAGGGGATTGTGTTTGTTCTTCGGTTGCTGCTAATTCTGTTGCTTGTTCCATGGTTAAAACTCCATTACTTGTGCGCCAGCGCCGCCAGTTTCACTGGATATCGCTTCGTTAGAGAAAATATTCATTGCCGCCCACGCTAAATCGCCATGGTCTAAGCCGCGAACACGGCTTGATTCATAGGTGATAATCCCGCTTTGGGTTTGCACTTTCTTGATGGTCATAAATGAGGTAATCAGGGGCTTATGTAACCCTGCATCGTATTCAAAACGGCCATTACGAATAAGCATTAGCATTTTCATGATCATCATGCGTTTGATAGGGGCTGAATAGTTGAGTAAATTGGCGGCAGGAAAGAATTTAACGACCAGCTCGTGCACGGCGGCACCAGTACCCCCAGTGCCATCAATAGTAATGGATTGCACGTTATAACGCTGAGTAATGCGTTTAATTTCTTCGGCTTGTTTTTCAAAGGCCATCCCGCGTAACTGGATAGTTTCAATGATGCGGAATTTCCCGCCACTGACTGCCGGTGGTGAGGCAACCACTAACCCCAACCCATCGCCATTATCACCGGTGCCGGTTGGGTCTGCGCCTACCCAAACTGGGCGATTACCCAGTGGGCGTGGGGCGTAAGGTTTCCAGTCGGGCCAAACATCACTGTTATAGCCATCTACGCCACAATTGATTAAGGCATCATAACTGAATGCCCGTTCACCCGTTTTAACGAACTCACACTCATATAAATTACGAAAGTCGTCGGGCGGGTTTTCGTCTTTGATTTCTTCCAAATTAACACGGTTCAGTCCGCGCGCGATGGCATCATGGATATTTACGATTTGCCGCCACATACTATCCGCGCAGTAATGGCCAAGCTTTAATACCTTGTGGGATAGCTCAATGATTTTGCGCTCTTTCTCGGGCTTGCCTTTGTTATAAAAATCCCCAGTCCAAAACTCGTAGGCTTCGTGATCTTCACTCGATGGTGTCGAAAAATAAGTACGGCGTAACCCTGTTTGTGTGGCCATCGCTGAAGCCACTTTCCGTAATTCCAAGAAACGCGATACCCAAAACACCTCATCAAAATAGAGGTCACCGGTATAGGATTGCGCTGTCGCTGCTGCGGTACCCAAGAAAAACAGGATCGCCCCGTTAGACAACATAATCTCATCACCGCCTTTGAGCTCGACGCCCACTTGGCGAGCCAATAATTGAATAAAACGTTTGAATTGAAATGCCTGTGCGCGGCTGGCTGATAGAAATATTTGGTTGTTACCGGTTTCCAATGCGGTCAATAGGGCTTCGCGGGCAAAGTACCACGTAGCTCCAATCTGGCGTGATTTAAGAATAAAGCGGTTTCGCTGCGTGCGTTCATCCCACCATTGGCGCTGATACTCAAATAAGCTATCCAGCACTAGGTTTTTAAGCTGTTCGATTTGCTCAGGGGTAAAGTGATTCTTTTGTGCCTTAACTTTACTTGTTCCTGCCGCTTGTTTCTTCATTTCCAAACGCTCAAAGCGGTCTAACTGGCGGTTAAAGAAATCCACCGTTTTAAAGTCATGGGCGGTCATCGTGTCTTTTGCCATGATACGCAGCACTTTTACATGTATTTGGTCGGTGACACGGTGAATAGGGGATGCCTCATCCCATTTATCACGTCGTCGCCATGAATAAATGGTGTGAATGCTTAAGTCCAGCCGCTTTGCAATCTGCGAAACGCTGTAAGCCTGCCAATAAAGTTCTTTGGCTTCTTGTCGTGGGTCAATGTCTGTTTTCATCATGCTGTCACTTTGTCACGCCCGCGCGTAACCCTCTATGAATATGGGTTCTCATAGCGCTGTGAGAACCGTAACCCTTTGAGTAAAAAGAAGATGATTGAGATAGTGACGTTATCGAAATGACAGTTACGTCAGAAACGGAGATTGATTTATGTCGCAAGGTAAAAACACGCGCCAGATAAAGCTGATTGCTTGTGCAGAGGGGATGACACTAAACGGTTTTCCCGTTGAGCGTGAACATATCGAGCAGATGGCGAAAGATTACGACCCTAAATTTTACTGTGGTCGTGTGAATTTGGATCACATTAAAAGTCTGTTTCCAGATAGCCAATTTCGCAGCTATAGCATGATTTCAGCGGTGAATACCGTTGAATTAACTGAGGGTGAACTTAAAGGCAAATTAGGGCTTGAAGTCACCATTGATATTGATGATTTAAAAGATGAATACATTGTTAATCTGAATAAATCAGGCCAAAAGATTTTTTCCAGTATCGAATATTACCCCTCATTCCCACAAACCAAACGCGCCTATTTAACAGGGGTAGCGTTGACTGATTACCCAGCGGCGATTGGCTCTCGTCCTATTGAACTAAGCGCGGTGTCTCGCGGTTTACCGGATAGCGGCAATTACTTTACCGCTTCATTAGAAACGCAGTGCTATTTGTTAAGTGAGCAGCACACCGAACACCAAGAGGAAAAGGAAGCCAGTAAGAAGTTTTTATCGACGGTGAAACAGTGGCTAGGGCTTGAGCGTAATCACAACTCAGAAGAAACCATCAACCTAAAAACAGCCATTGAGTTGACCGCACAGCAATGCGGCACCTTGCTAACCGAAAATGAAGCACAAAAACGAGCGTTATCACAGTTAACCAATGATTTTAACGCCTTAAAGCAGCAACTTGCAGTGACTGATGGTTCAGGGGAATCACGGCCTCAAGTCACCGGTGGTTCGACTAAGTTGGCTGAGTATTAAGCCGCGTTTTACTTTATTCAATTTTAATCAATAAAAGGTTTTTACTATGGGTATCAGTAATGAATCACTGGCGAATTATCTCTCATGGCTTGACCAGCAAGCCCGCTTAAATGGAGTACGTCGTGAGGGTTCGTCATTAAATTTCAGCGTTGACCCTGCGGTGCAGCAGCGTTTAGAAAAAGCAAAAATGGAAAACAGCCCATTTTTAAAACAAATCAACTCATTTGGGGTAACGGATCAGGAGGGGCAAAAGGTCTTTGGTTCGGTCAATGGTCCTATTGCCGGTACAAATGATTCAACGACCGAGCGTCGTCAACCTGAGCAAGTCAATGAGGAAAACAGCGACGATTACCGTTGTGATAAAACCAACTGGGATACGTTTATCCCGTATTCATGGTTAGACGCATGGGCGGGGCACCCTGAATTTCAACCGATGATCAGCCAACTGATCGCACAGCAAGAAGCCAATGACCGCTTAATGATTGGATTCAATGGTGTAAAACGGGTGAAAAAGTCCAATAAAGCCGAAAATCCATTGTTACAAGACGTCAATATCGGTTGGTTGCAAAAAATCCGTAATGCGGCGCCACAACGCGTGATGAAAGATGTCACTTTAACCAGCCGTGATGAAAGCGGAAAAATCATTGCCAAAGGGATGTATGCCAACGTAGATGCGATGGTATTCGATGCGGTGAATTCATTGTTAGACCCATGGCACCGCCGCGCACAGGGCTTAGTGGCGATCACCGGTTATCAGCTCTATACCGATAAAAACTTCAAAATCATGAATCAGCACAGTGAGCAAAACCCAAACATGGAAATGCTCGCGGGTAATGAACTGTTGAAATTGAGTTCAATGGGTAACTTACCGACCTTACAAGTACCGTTTTTTCCCGATGGCGCAACCTTGATAACGACCTTTAAAAACCTGTCGGTGTATTGGCAGAAAGGCAAGTACCGCCGTGTGATCAAAGATGAGCCGGAATATAACCGCGTAGCGACGTATTCGTCAGGCAATGAGGGCTATGTGATTGAAGATTATGGCCTATCTTGCCTGATTGAAGGTATCAACTACGCCGAAAGCAAAGAAAATTAAGCCAACATTGGGGTACGAAAATGGAACATTTAACACCGGCGCAGCAGCACTGGCAAAAAGTGATGGCATCGCGTCGTGGTGGGTTACCTGCCGAAATGTCACGAGCCGATATGACTGCCTATGAAAATATTTTGCACCGTTTACGGGCTGACCAAGCGCAATTAAGCAATATCCAAGGCAATGACCGCAAAGCGGCGTATAAGCGCAAGGTTTTACCTAATTATCGCGGTTGGATTGAGGGCGTGTTGGAAAGCCAGAGCGGTGTGGCTGATGAGGTCTTTACTCGCACTTTGGTGTGGCATATCGACGCAGGTTTATACACAGAAGCCTTACACATGGCCGAATATGCCATCCAATTTAATCTGCCTTTGCCCGATAACTATAACCGCACCTTAGCCACTGTTTTAGTTGATGAAATCTGCGACTGGTCATTAGCCGTGAAAGCAAGTGGCAAAGACGATGAAGTGACAGCGTCACTTGATAATTTACTGAGTTTAGAGCGTATTACAGCGCAATCCGATATGCCTGATGGGGCGCGAGCCAAGTTGTACAAAGTCATTGGCTTAACACTCAAAAATGACGATAAGCAGCAAGCCTTAGCCCTTGAATACCTGCAAAAAGCCATTCTTATCGACAAAGATATTGGTGTGAAAAAAGAGATTGAACAGCTATTACGGGCAGTACGTAAGCAAGAAGACGAAACGCCTAAAAAATAGCAATAACCGAGTTGCACCCGCGTGCCACGGAGGCACAGCAATAATAAAGGGCTAATCCTCTGTATTGTCGCTGTCCACCTCCGTTTTTTCAAAGGGGTAATCATGAGCTTAGTGGCATCAAAACAAATTCATAGCGTGCAAGACGAAAGCATCAGTGATGGCGATGAAAAAATCACATCGGGTGACTTTTGGCCTGACATTGGTTTAGACCTGTTACGCCAATCCATGCGCTTGACAGGTAATGTCACCACAAGCCGCTTAAAGCATATGGCCACTGAAGCGGTGTTGTACGTCAATCAGCTATTGGATGAATGGCGGCAGGAACAGAACGCCAAGGGCTTTACCCAATTATCTGCGGTGCCATCACCACAAATTAACGACACCACGGCCATTGTATTTCGTTATCACCATGCGGTGTATAGCTTTACCAAGGCCTTATTGATTGAAAACTACCGCGATATTGACACCACACGCGAGGGGGAAAAACACGCCCAAGCTTTGAGTACGCAAATTGATGATCTGCGCCGCGATGGCCAAAACGCAGTGCGGGATATTCTCGGTAAGTTACGCATGTTTGCGGAGCTCGTCTAATGAAAGTGCAAGCGCTACAAGGTGACACCGTTGACCTGTTGTGTTGGCGGCATTACGGGCGCACTCAGGGCATCGTTGAGCAAGTATTACAGGCCAATCCGAATTTGGTTGAGGGCGGCATACAGCTAGCTGCGGGGCAATGGGTGGAATTACCCGAACTCGCACCGGTGGCAAAACAAGACATGATCCAACTTTGGGATTAACAAAACAGGATTAATAGCATGAATGATTGGTGGAGCCGCCTAACTTACGCACTTTCTGGATTTGGCGGTTTGTTTAGTGGATCGGGCATTTTAGGATTTTTTGGTGATTTCTCCGTGTATGAGTGGGGTTTTTTAATCGGGTTAATTGCCAGTGTTTCATTGGGCGTAATGACCTACCGGTTAAACCGCCGTGAGCAAATGAAACGCACACGCATATTAGAACGTTATTTCTCTCGTCACCCCATCAGTGAGCGCGATATTGAAAATATTGTGAAAGTCACCGAGCAATCACCAAAGGATTTATGAAATGAATACCAAATCACGATTAAGTCAGGCTGTTATTGCGTTGATTATTTCAGGTGCCAGTGGCGGCGCGATCCTTTCTGGTTTTTTGAATGAAAAAGAGGGGAGTTCGCTTAAGGCATATCGTGACGGGGGCGGCGTGGTCACTATTTGTCGTGGTGTAACACGTATTGACGGAAAACCGGTAAAAATGGGTACCCAATTATCCCCAGCGGAATGTGACCGGCTAAACCAGATTGAAGCTGACAAAGCGATTGCATGGGTTAAACGCCATGTGCATGTGCCACTGACCGAGCCGCAAATCGCCGGTATTGCTTCATTTTGCCCTTACAACATCGGGCCATCTAAATGTTTTTCATCCACGTTCTACCGCAAATTAAATGCGGGAGATATCAAGGGCGCTTGTGCGGAGCTTCCTAAATGGACGCGGGATGGTGGTAAAGATTGCCGACAAACTAAAGGCCAGCCAAACGGCTGTTATGGACAAGTGATCCGCCGTGACCAAGAGGCCGAATTACTGTGCGGTGAGTGGGGGCGATAATGGTGAATTATCGTCAGGTTTTTGGGGGATATTTAGTGGTTGCTTGTATTGCGGCATTAGTGAGCGGCGGTGCGGTGTTTGGGATTGCGCGTTTGGATTTCAAAGCCAAGTTAAGTGTGAGCGAACTGGGGCACCAAATGGCACTCAGTGCGATAAGCGCCCAAGCCTTTATTGATGCCACTGAAAAACTCGCCCAACTAAAAAAAGCACAAGAGACCTTGCACCAGCTTGATGTGGCCTATAACCAGAGGTTGTTAGATGAACAAAATAAATCTCAACGTTTGCGTGATGATTTGCTCACTGAGCGTCGTCGCGTGCAGTTCGCCAGCGCCGACCTTGCAACCTGTGAGCTCACCATCAATCACACTGCCCGCGCCGGCAGCGTGGGCGATGCAGCCACCGTCGGACTCACTCGAAAAGGTGGACTTATTGTTCATGATATCCGAACTGGAATTCAGCGAGACAGAGCCCAAATAAGTTATTTACAGGGCTATATCCGTGACGTGGTAGATCAGTGCAAGGAGGCGAAATGAAAACATTAATTAATATCTTGATATTCATTGTTTTTATTTTGTTTTTAAACCTGATTTTGTTGGGTGGCGTTGTGTTACTGCAAGAGCCCAAATGTGCCACGGCACCACGGCAAGAACAAATTGAAATGCGTTGCCAAAAAGCACTCTATGACACTCAGGGGAGATAATGTTAAAGCCGAATCTATTACGCCAAACTATTGTTGATCAGATACCCCAGTTTAAACAAAACCCTGATTTATTAGAGGTCTATATCACTGAGGGTGGTATACAGGCCACCGGTACACAATCTGCATCTTACTTGAATGAGTACCAAATTCAGGTGTTGGCCATGGATTACGCTGGCGAATTGAGCGCATTGTCATTGGCCATTCTGACTTTTGCCCGAAAACACCAACCGGATTTGTTATTTAACCCTGATAAACGGGCGAATGGCATTCGCTATAAGGCCGACATTCTCGACAATGAAAAAATCGACGTGCTGTATACCATCAAGGCCACCGAGCGCGTGATTGTTAAAAAAGTGAATGGAAAAATTGTGCAAGAGCATATTTCCGAGCCTGAAATCGCCTTACCTGCATGGGATATCGTGATTGATGAGGGGGTGATGGTTCATGAGTGATAACAGCCTATTTATGCAACTTGAAAATGAGCTTAATGGCTTGTTATCGACAACCTCGCAAGCTTATCGGCGAAAACTGACGGGCAAATTAGCGCGGGCAATCCGTGCCGACCAACAAAAGCGCATCCGCAGCCAACAAAATGCGGACGGCTCGGCCTATGAACCCCGTAAGCGCAAAGTGTTACGCGCACAGCAGCAAATCCGATTTATTCACCGTGGTGATGTTCGCACCCTGCGAAATTGGCAAGGGTCAAAAGGTCGTCGCGGTAAAACCATTACCGGTTTTGATGAAGATAGAGGGGCGGTAAGAACCTTTTATCGCCAAGATATTACCCGTTTTTTAGATATTAATTTTTCCTCGGTCAAGCGCAGTACCAAACGTAACGTGCCGATGTTCAGGCGGCTTAGGTCGGCGCGTTTTCTTCATGCACGCAATATGCAAGATAGCGCGATAGTTGGGTTTCAGGGCAAAGCTGCGGCAATTGCGCGGGAACATCAATACGGGCTTGAGGGGGCAGTGAATGAGCTGGCGCGGGCACGTTACCCCAAACGGGAACTATTGGGGCTGTCAGAGCATGAGCGCTTAGGTTTATTGGAAATGATTTATCTCGATTTGGTGGGGCAGCTATGAGTTTACAAGAGCTATACCGCTTACTCAGTAACCTTTTTCGTCAAGGCGTGGTTACTGAGGTGGATTTAGACAATGACTGTTGCCGTGTTCAAGTCGGGGAGTTAGTTACGGATTGGATCCGATGGCTAGTACAACGCGCCGGCGAGTCTCGCAGTTATTGGGCGCCGACGGTGGGAGAGCAAGTCTTAATTGGGGCGATAGGCGGTGAGCTAACAACCGGTTTTGTTTTGGGCTCCCTGTATAGCAACGAGAATCCAGCGCCGACTCATTCAGCCAATGCATTGCACCACACTTTTTCCGATGGTGCGGTGATTGAATATGAGCCAGAAAACGGAACATTAAAGGCCGTCGGTATTAAAAAAGCGGTGATTGAAGCGGCTGATGAGGTAAGCGTTTCAACTAAGAAAGTGATCTGTAAGGCCTCTGTTGAGATTTTGCTAGATACACCTCAAGTCACTTGCACTAAAAATCTGACAACAGCCACGTTGAATGTGAAAGAGGGTGGAAAGATGACCGGTAATTTTGATCATAACGGTGGCTACATTAAATCGAATGGGGTCACGGTACATACGCATACGCATGGAGGTGTTCGTTCGGGTGGTGAATCTACAGGGGAACCCCAATGAAATATTACGGTATGAATGCGAAAACTGGTCGTGGGCTGACTGACAGTGAGCATATTCGCCAAAGTATCGCTGATATTTTGCGAACGCCGATTGGTTCGCGGGTGATGCGCCGACAATACGGCTCACTGTTGTATGACTTGATTGACCAGCCACAAAACCCTGCGCTGCGACTCAAAATCATGAGTGCCTGTTATATGGCGTTAATGCAATGGGAACCGCGCGTTAGGTTACAAACCATTGATTATATTCGTTCAGATGTTGGCGAAATGGGCGTGAGTTTATCCGGTGTGATCATGCAAACGGGTGAACCGATTTCGATTTCTATTCCTGTGAGGTAACAGTATGGCAGCCAGTATTGATTTAAGTTTATTGCCGGCACCGAATGTGGTCGAACTATTAGACTATGAAGTGCTATTTGCTGAGCGCAAAGCCGCGTTAATTGGTGCGATGCCAGAAGAACAGCGGGAAGCCATCGCGCGTATATTGGAATTAGAATCCGAGCCGCTCACCAAATTACTGCAAGAAAACTGTTATAGAGAATTGATTTTACGTCAGCGTGTGAATGAAGCAGCTCGCGCAAGTATGGTGGCTTTTGCCACCGGTGCCGACCTTGACCAACTCGCGGCCAATAATAACGTGAAACGCCTGATGTTGTCCGCTGGTGATGAAAACGCTATTCCACCGATTGCGCCGGTGTATGAGTCGGATTCAAATTTGCGTATGCGTATACCGGCCGCTTTCGAAGCGTTAAGCGTAGCAGGCCCGATTGGCAGTTATGAATATCATGCACGCTCTGCCGATGGTCGGGTTTCTGACGCCTCGGTGATTAGCCCATTACCTGCTCACGTCACTGTCACCGTTTTATCTCGTGAGGGGAACGGCAGCGCACCGGCTGATTTAATTAAGAAAGTAAATGTTGCGTTAAACGATGAGGACGTTAGGCCAGTGGCTGACCGTGTCACCGTACAATCGGCAACTATCGTTAACTATGAAATCGACGCGGTGATTTACTGTTACCCATCACCTGAATACGAGCCGATCATGTCGGCGGCAGAAGAACAAGTGAAACGCTATGCAACACAGCAACACAGGTTAGGCCGTGACATTGTCCTCAGTGCCATTTATGCCGCGCTACATGTGCAAGGCGTGCAACGTGTGGAGCTGAAAAAGCCGGTTGCAGATATCAAGCTAGATAAAACACAGGCCAGCTTCTGCACGCAAATTAATGTGGCACTCGGGGGATCGGATGAATAGCCAGTTATTGCCTGTCGGCTCATCACCGTTAGAGCTTGCTGCGGCTGAATCACTGGCACAGATTGAGCGCGTGCCTATTCCTATTCGCATTCTATGGAACCCTGATAAATGCCCCGTGCATTTGCTACCGTATTTGGCGTGGGCGTTCAGTGTTGACCGTTGGGACAAAAACTGGACAGAAAAAGCCAAGCGCGATGCGATTAAAGCCGCGATGTTTATTCACAAACACAAAGGCACTATCGGTGCACTGCGCCGAGTGGTTGAACCGCTCGGCTATTTAATTCGTGTTGTTGAGTGGTGGAAAACCAACGAAACGCCGGGTACGTTCCGTCTTGACATTGGCGTACTGGAAACCGGTATTACAGAAGAAATGTATCAAGAGTTAGAAGCATTAATTTTTGATGCCAAGCCGGCAAGCCGTCATTTATTTGGGCTTACTATTCAACTAGAAACTCGTGGTGAATTTTATTGCGGTGCATCTAGCTACACTGGTGATTCATTGACTGTTTACGCGTATACACCGCCTTTAATTTCGGTTTCTGGTCTTGATGTTCGGGGCGCTGCTGTTCACTTAATTGATGAAATGAGGATTAATCCACAATGAAATACTTTGCTCTGCTCACTAAATTAGGTGAGAACTTACTGGCTCAGGCAACCGCTTTAGGCACAAAAATTGAGTTAACCCACATGGCCGTGGGTGACGGTGGCGGCAAATTACCAACACCCGACACGAATCAAACAAAACTTATTGCAGAAAAGCGCCGTGCGGCTATTAATACGTTATTTATTGATGATAAAAACAAGAATCAAATCGTTGCAGAGCAAATTATTCCTGAAAAAGACGGCGGTTGGTGGATACGTGAGATTGGATTGTTTGATAAAGATGGCAATTTAGTTGCTGTAGCAAACTGCCCCGAAACATATAAACCCCAGCTTGCAGAGGGTTCCGGTCGTACGCAATCTATCCGAATGGTATTGATTGTCAGCCATACCGAGTCAGTGACCTTAAAAATTGATCCGTCGGTGGTACTTGCGACTCGTGCATTTGTTGATGATTCAGTAAAAAAGGGCATTGAAGAGCATGAAAAAAGCCGCAAACACCCCGATGCAAGTACAACAGCTAAAGGGTTTGTGCAGCTTGCAGACACGTTAAGTGCAGATAATACAAAAGCAATCACGCCTAAATTAGCAGCAGAAATTAATCAACGTGCAACCAATGCACAAACAACCGCAAATACTGCAAACACTAACGCGACGAATGCGAATAACAACGCGAACAACCGCGTTCCCAGTACTCGCAAAGTTAACAATAAGCCATTAAGCACGGATATTAATTTAACTGCTAGTGATGTTGGCGCATACGATAAAAGTGAGTCTGATAATAAGTTTCAACCTAAAGGCAATTACCTTCCATCAGGCTACAGTTACTCAAAATCAGAGTCTGACAATAAGTATCAACAAAAGGGAAACTATGCTCCAGCGGGGGATTATGCGACAAATTCAGCGCTCAATAACGGCCTTGATAAGAAGTTTGATAAAACAGGCGGAGTAATCAAAGGGTCATTACAGGTAACTGAATCATTAACAACATCGCTTGTTCAAGCTTACTTAGATGAGGTTTACGTACAACTTAATGTTGCTAATGGTGAGCCGCGCATTCATTCAAAAAGAAAAACGTCTGGATGGCGAAATCACACACTTCCTGATGTGAGTGGCACATTGATGCAACTCGGTGATTATGGTTGGGGAGGTAGCGTTGAGAACCAATGGCTTTTAAGTGAAAGCTCAATCTCGAACAAATTACGTAATACTTCAACACCTACTCAAGTATGGCGGAACAATAATACAACAAAATTTAATCAAAATTATTCTGCGAATGCTTACATAAAGTGTGGTGATTGTTGGTTTAATCTATCTGTGGGCTACGGTACGGGTGTTCTTACAATAGCTTCAGGAAATGGAAGTACAGAAAAAGTATCAACTGTTTATAGCACAATTAATACTCTAAAAGACCGTAATGGATGCTTGAAGGCTATCGGAACATCAGAAGAGCTGAGTGATTGTCAAGTTGGAGTCCCCTTGCCATGGCCTCAAGCGACTGCGCCAGCAGGGTATTTAATCTGTAATGGTCAATCGTTTAATAAAACATCCTATCCTCTGCTAGCAAAAGCCTACCCATCAGGTGCATTGCCTGACTTGCGCGGTGAGTTTATCCGTGGCCTTGATGCAGGTAGAAATATAGATTCAGGCCGAGGAGTTTTATCAACTCAGGGTGATGCCATCAGAAATATGACTGGAGAAGTACACGGTGTAGCTATCGATGGCAATGGTGTATTTACAAGTAGAACTCTAGTTTATACATCTGCAACACCTAACGGCAGCGGTAAAGATATGTACAAAGTCACCTTTAATCCGTCGAAAGTAGTACCAACCGCAAACGAAAACCGCCCCCGCAACATTGCATTTTTATATATCGTGAGAGCAGCATAATGAACAAATATAATTTAGAAATTACAACTGGTGAAATCGGTCAAGATGGTTATGTATCACAGACAGGCTGGGTAAAAACGTATTATATCAATGAGGTTACGCAGGAGTATATCGGCGCGACGATGGAACATATCACTATTGGTGGCGGTTTACCCGCTGGCGCTTATTTAGATGCGCCACAATTACCCGAAAAAGACGATATTGCTATTGTTCGAAGTGCTGATGAAAAATCATGGCTACATGTCACAGACCATAGAGGTAAAACCGCGTACAACACCGAAACACGTCAACCACTAGAAGTTGATTTTATTGGTGATTTACCCGATACGCTCACTCTTTTAGAGCCGAAAACAGAATTTGATAAGTGGAATGGTAAAAAGTGGATCACTGACACGGAAGCACAAAAAGCCTCGTTAATTGCCGAAGCTGGCAACGAAAAAGCCCAGAGACTGGATGAAGCCAACAATACGATCATGTATTTACAGGAAGCCGTTGACGTTGATTTAGCTACAGAAATCGAAGCAGCAGCACTGCAAGAATGGAAAAAATATCGCGTTCTGTTAAACCGTGTGGATACTTCAACAGCACCGGATATTGATTGGCCAGAAAAACCTGAGTAGTGAACAAAAAAGCCCCAAATTTGGGGCTTCAATCAAAATGTGCCGAGCAAATCATTCATCGTAATATTCGCTAACCTTTCTCTCACATCCTCATTTACCCGACTCAACGACAACGTAAAATCTATTTTCTTCGCCTTACCATCGGTAAAAAACTCCGTTCTATCGGTGACTAAATTGGTGATCACATACATGCCATAAATGGTGCCGGTGCCCTCAATCAAGGGTAATGGGCGGGCAACATAGGCCGAGGTTTTTAATAATTCCAGTGATACATCACCGCCAGTGACTTCGGGGTAAAGCGTACCGGCCAGCGTGATCTTATCTTCACCGGCGCCAACATACTGCCATTTGGCACTGCGGCCAACACGATCATTTTTCACATGGCGCCAGTCAAGTGAATGGTTAAAGGTTTGATAAGGCGCGGTGCGGAGTTCAAACACAAACATGCCATAAATCATCATCATAATATTAATCCTGATCTTTTAAGCTAGAACGGCGGCGGCTATCACGTTCACGTAACAAGGTGGTTAATTGCTGTTTCACAATGTCGGCAATTTCTTTTTTATTGCTCATATCAACACCGTAAAAATTCAACTCAAAGGTATTGTATTCCGGCTGCATAATTTGGCGTTCTGGCCGTGTCGGCGATACGGCCACTGGTACCGCATTTAATTTGGGTTGAATAGGGGCTAGCGTATTGATCAACGCATCATTGAATTGTGGAAATAATGAGGTTTTTCTCGCAGCAATACGGGGCTCTTGGTACAGTCCATTAACGGCCGTTACGGCTGGAAAGTTTTTAAACACTATATCGCCGAGTTTATTTCTATCTATACTCTCCGCGGCGTCACTTAACGCGGATTTACTGCTTTTTTGCTTACTCTTTTTCTCTGCGCCGTCATACACCAAAGTGCCGTATTTTTCCGCATTTTCTAGCGAGTTAACATCATTGGTTTTTTTTTGTAATTCGCTACTTTTCTCAAGCTGCTTACCCGCAACAGTGACGCTGCTGGTGATTTTACTGGTTGCCTCGGTTTGTTGTTTTTGTGCCTGCTCGTTGGCTTTGGCGGTTTTCCCTGCGTAAGCGGAAACTGAATTTAGTACTTTGAACGGATCCTTTTCATTCGGGTCAACCCCCATGGCACGCGCAGCATCGGCGGCAGCTTCCGCAGCAGAGGGGATAACACCGAGTTTTTCAAGTATCCAGCCAAGCCCTTTGGCGACTTGCTGTATTGGCCAAAATAGGGCGCTGATGGCTTTACCCACTACCTCGCCGAACACTTGACCGGCTTCGGTACACGATTTCAATTCTTCGGTAGATAATTGAACTGGTGACAATAATTCTTTAAACCAATTCCACACCTTGCTAACTGCATTTGAAATGCTGTCGAATATCGGGGCGAATGGGGCAAAAGTAGCACTAAATGCCGTACCTATAGGCGCAAGCGCTGACATGAAGCCATCCCAAAAGCCACCGAAAAACGCTTTAATCGGTTCCCAATATTTGTAAATCAACACACCGGCAGCAACAATAGCTGCAACGACCAAGCCTACTGGGCTTAATAACAATGATAGACCGCTACCAATAAAACCAATGACACTACTGGCAGCGGTTCCCAAACTTCCAAACCCTGCGACAGCCAAACTTTTAATACCACCACCCAGTAGAGATAATGCCCCCATTGGATTAGTAAACAGCATGGAAAGTGCACCACCTGCCGAGGTTGCACCGGCTAAAATACTGGTAAATCCTGTTCGACCAAGCGCCAATACACTTGATGTTAATTTGCCTACAGCCCCTCGAACATTACCAAAAATGGGGAGCCAATCACGCACGCTGCGGCCAGTTTTACCAATATTCGGGATTAAACCGGTTAGACCAAATGATAATGAGCCGATTTTAGGGAGCAGCCCCCCAATACCACGCCCCCCAGTGAGCATAAATATACTGAGTCGCATCGCGGCAAACGGCACAATCACCGCAGCAGCGGCAAGGGCTAATGCGCCAAGTGCAGTGACTAAAGTCGCAATAGCAATCCCGCCGACGGCAAGGGCTTGCGTCATTTTTGGATGTTCTTTCATCCACTGGCCAACTTTGCCAATAAAACCAGTCAATGATTGAGTGACACGGCGTAAAGGGGAATCGACATTTTCTTGAATTTCAATGCCGAGATCTTCCCATGCAGATTGCAACTGTTTTAGGTCGCCTTTTAAGTTATCAATCTTAACTTTAGCGTTTTTATCGGCTTCCCCTTCGGCACCCATATTGGCTGTTTTCAGTGCGTCATAGCGCCCATTCATTACGGCATCAATCACCGCGCCCATGCCGACCATCGCTTCCTCGCCGAAAATATCTTTTTTCATGCGAATTTGGCTGGCTTGATCAAACTTACGCATGCTTTTGCCAACGTCTTTTAAGATTTCGTCGGCGTCACGGAGTTTGCCGCTGGCGTCTTTCACACTGACGCCTAGCTTATCAAGGGCGGCTTGGCCTTTGCCGACTGGGGCAACCATGCGCGATAAACCGGCGCGCAGTGACGTACCGGCCATACTGCCCCGAATACCGTTATCTGCCATGGTTCCCGCCATTGCCGCCATACTTTCAAGGCTGACGCCAAGTTGTGCAGCAATAGGGCCTGCATATGTCATGGTTTCACCGAGTTGGCGTAAATCGGTATTACTGCGGGTAAAAGTGGCCGTGAGCACGTCAGAAACGCGGTTCATGTCTTCCGCTTTTAATTGAAATTGCGTCAGAACGTTTGAACCAATGTCGGAGGCTTCACCGAGATCCATATCGCCTGCTAACCCCATATTTAATACGCCACCCAATGCCGCCTTAATGGCATCCGGTATAAAACCGGCCATGGCTAGAAACTTTTGGCCAGCCGCAACGTCGGTAGAGGTATACGCGGTACTGGCACCCAGTTCTCGTGCTTGCTGACGTAGCATGGCCAGTTGTGGCGAGTTTTTATCTAATCGGGTGAGGGCTTGAACGGTTGACATACCTTCGTCAAAGTCTCGACCAGGAGCCGTGATCCGTGCACCGGCATACAGCGCACCCGCGCCGCTTGCGGTAGCAATCGCACCGCCAGTGGCTAATTTATTGCGTAGCTCTTTTGACTTGGCATATTGGCCTTGTGCTCGTGTGACAGCGTTAAGCCGACGGCGTTGTTCATCCAGTTGGCGGTTATAAATTTCGGTGCGTCGGGTGACTTGCGCCGTTGCATCACCGCTTTGTCGTGCGGATATGCCGTGGCGGTATAACGTGGCCGTCACCGTATTGAGTTTTTGTTTTTCTTTGTCGAGTGTGCGGCCGTAGCGGTCACGCTCTAACCGTGCAGCGGCCAAGGCTTTCTTTTGTTCTTCGGTTTGCTGTGTCAGCGGTGGGTATTGGTCACGTAGCGCCTTAACTTTATTTTTGGCCGTTTCGTAGGCTTGTGAGTTTTTATTAACAGAATTAGAAAGCCGTTCAAACGTTTTCGATTGGCTTTGTAAATTACGGATTGAAGCGTGTGTGGCTTTGATTTGGGTTGCTAACCCTGCCGCGCTGCGCTGTGCAGCACTGACAGGGGATGACAACTTATTCGCAGCACTTAACGACACTTTGATATTTAAATTGCGGTCACTCATGATTCATTTCCTGTTCTGGCGGCTGCGCGTTTATGCCATAACAGGATTTCGCCAACCGTCATGGCGTCATATTCAGACGGCGCCCAGTGGAAAACGGTGGCGATATCAGCGATTAACTCGTCCGTTTCAATGTTCGGGCACTCTATTACTCGTCCGCGCCGTCTGTCATCTCTTGCGGGGAGTTCGGTACTAAAAAATTGGCAATACCGGTGGCGAGTGCATTAAATGCAGGGATAGGCAGCAGCGAAACATCACGCTCAGTCATGCGGGGTGAGGTCACTCGCGGCAGTAACTTAATCAGTGAATCCACATCAGAGGTCATCACGTCATACAGTTTTAAGCCACGTAATGCGCCGACTTGCTTCATTGTGTCGGTGATGGTGATTTCAGTGACTTCTTGCCCTGACTCTAATTTGATGGGTGCGTCGAATTGAATAACTTCAGCCATAGTAAATCTTCCTCTTAAAAGTTAGTGGCCAATATTGGCGCGGTGTTTTTCTAACATGTCTTTGCCGTTGACTTTCCAAACCATATTGAGCAAATCCACTTCAAACGTTTCTTTGTTATTGATGGTGATTTTGCAGTACGTATTTTTGATGGTGTATTTGTGTTGCGTGTTATCACCGGCTTTCGCACTGCCTAAATCCAATTCGGTAAAACGTCCGCGAGTTTGAATTTCACACGGAACGGATTCACCAGTTGAATCATTGTAGTAAGAGCCCGCAAAGCGGAATTGCTTACCGTCAATGGTAGCGCCCCAGCTTTCCAGCAATTCAGATATTAAGCCCCCCATAGAGGCATCCATATCTAATGCGCCAGAATCAAAGCCCATCATGACAGCCACAGAGCCCACCATACCGGCACCCTGATAATCCTCTGTTTTTAATGACAGCTTTGGTGGGGTGACTTCTTCTACTTGTCCAAGGTAGGTTTGGCCATCAATAAACAGGTCAAACATAAAAAGTTTTTTAGGCATACCCATAATTCAATTTCCTTAGCCCAGTTGATCAAAAACAGCGAAATACTCGTCAGTGAATTCCTGCGTTAAAGACAGGTTTTCCAGTGGCGGTACGGGGGTGTACTTGTAGCGGATGTGCGCCTTACCATCGCGTAAATTTTCTTTCGGGTTATCCGATGGGTCATACCAGCATTGGAACCCTAATAAACGGCCTTGAGTGACGAGTTGTGCACCTTTGCGGTTGATCCCATCAACAATATCTTTCACCAATGAGGGCGTGAGTGTTTTGTCGATATAGCTAAAATGTGCCTCGGCGATCATTTCAGCCAATATTTGTGCGGTGCGGGTATACACTTCAAAGGTATAGATTTCTTTGTCGCCGGTGCGATTACCCCAAATGCGGTACCCATCGCGTTTAATCAGCGTGGTGATTTGGTGGCTGTTTAAATCGTTGGTGTCGGTGTCTTTACCTTGTAACGTCCAGTAAATATCCGCACTAATACCCAAAACACCATTAACCGGCACATTAGAAATCGACTTATGCCAGCCTTGTTCAGCATCAATCTTGGCACGCAAACCAATGGCGTAAGCGGTGGCGGGGATAACTTCGTTTTGGCCACTTTCTTTGTTGTACGCGATAAATTCAGGATAAATGATCATCACTTCGCGCTGATTGAAATCCTCGCGGTATTTCTTGGCTTCAGCGATAGTTTTACAGCCGTTCGCGCTGATATAGGCAAAGGCTTTGATTTGTTCAGCAAAAATCGCAAGCTGCATCGCAACCGGTTTAGTATCCAGTTTGGGTACCGCTAAAATGCGCGGGCGTTCACCGATATTCGCTTCAGCGGTTAGCAATGCATAAAGGCCGGTGTAGCGGCCGTCGTTACTCGTGCCGCCAATGACTAATTGGTCTTGGGTCTTTTCGCTGCCTTCTTTCGCTTCAGCAACGCGCACAACCACTACTTTTGGGCTGCATTGGTCGTCAATGGCTTTCAATGTGGTGTAAAGCGTACCGGTCTTACCGGCTTTGCTCAGTACCGTTTTAATGCGTGTGACTAATACGGGGGTATCGAGTGGGAACGCCTCGGGGTCGGCATCTTCTGCGGTGCAGACAATACCAATCACGGAAGTGTCGATATCTCGAATAAGGGTGCTGAGATCCGTTGTTTCATGGACTTCAACACCGTGATGATATACGGCCATCGTTATTATCTCCTGATGTCTATTTATCTTTATTCTCAGGGATGTTTGATAACAAATCATGTACTTAGGGTTCTCACAGGCACAAGAGAACCACGGATGATTGCTCACCTACGCGCGCGACGACACTCTAGGTATATTGAATTGGCTAGGTGGTGAATATGTCTTTTACGGATTGGACAGAGGGGAATTTAGTCAAAGTTCCTGCCTTTGATTTAACGGTCGGCGGTGTGCAGCTCTTGAGCGTTAATGACCGGCTTATGTCATTAACATTAACGGATAATCGGGGTTTTGAGGCTGATACCTTAGAACTCACTATCGATGATACCGACGGTAAAATTGCGTTACCGGCGCGAGGGGCTGAGATTTCCGTTTCCCTTGGTTGGCAGGGGGAAGCCTTGGTACACAAAGGGATATATACTGTTGATGAAATTAGTCACTCAGGCCCACCTGACCAAATCACGGTAACCGCCCGTAGCGCGGACTTTCGGCAAGACTTTAACGTCAAACGGGAATACAGCTGGCACGATATCAAAGTGCCTGATGTGGTGAGCGCGATAGCGGGGCGTTATAACCTAAAACCCGCCGTCAGCAAGCAATTAATGCACATTGAAATTGACCACGCCGACCAGACCAATGAAAGCGATATTAGCTTTTTAACGCGCATGGCTGAAATGCTCGGCGCGATAGCGACCATTAAAAATGGCAGTCTGTTATTTATTGTGCCTAATCAGGGAGTCACGCAAAGCGGTAAGCCCTTACCGGTGATAACCATCATGCGCGAAAGTGGGGATAGGCATTATTTTCGATTGGCTGACCGGCAAGCGTACACCGGTGTGCAAGCCTATTGGCTCGATTTGAATTACGGCCAACAAAAGAAAACTAACCTCAAACGCAAGCAAAAACCCAAAAAAGAGAAGTCGAGCAAAAAAGAGGGCGATTATATTGAGGGCGCCGAGGGTAATGTTTTTGTGATGCGGCAAACCTTTAAAAACGAGCAATCCGCTAAACGTGCCGCTGCGGCGAAGTGGTCAAAATTACAAAGAGGCGTAGCAGAATTTAATATTACGTTGGCCGAGGGGCGCGCAGACCTTTACCCTGAAATGCCCGTCATGGTAACTGGCTTTAAACCGACTATTGATAGTCACCAGTGGGTGATTAGCCGAGTGACACACACCATCGATGGGAACGGGTTTATAACCCATTTGGAACTGGAAATAAAAATCAGAGATATTGATATGACGGATGACGAGCAAAGCGACGGATAATTGATTATAATAACATCAGGCATACCCATAACCCAAGGTTATAAAATGGCGTTCAATTGTCCAAAGTGTGGCGCTGTGACTTATACCAAAACTAGTAAATCCATGAGTAGTGAAACCCGTAGAAGTTACCACCAATGCCAAAATATTTTGTGCGGTTGTTCTTTTACCACAATAACCTCAGTGGAGATTTATCTCACAAAAACTATCCCACAAGAGTTGCCAGAAGGCTTTGAAATCCCGATGGAAAAGTTACCTAGATCACATAGGGGAGAGAAGCAGATGGAGATGTTTTGAATATTAAATAGTAGGTATGATATATGTACCTACTATATTTCATTTCATCCTGTAACTTAGAGTCTAAGTTTTAAAAAAACAGATTGTAGTCGATTAAATCTAAGCTTTATGTGTTGCA